TTCCTTTAATAGCAATGCAAGTACCGTTACATATCACGTGATTTCTATTAAAGACAATGTTGCAGGCTCTGGTAAAACTACTTTAAATTTTAATCCTAAATATTTAGTTACTGGAGTAAGTAAAATAGAAAACCAATTATATTTTACTGATGATTTTAACCCTCCAAGATATATTAATGTAAAAAGAAATTATGACGATCCTTCTGGTGGTATAGATGGAATTGTAGAAGAAGATATAAGCGTGGTAGTAAAACCTCCTGGTTTTGAAGACTCTACGGCTACTTATGTTCCTTTGCCAGCACCATTGATTACATTAGAAGATTTACCAGGAGAAGAGAATTACATGGAAACTCGCTTTTTATGTTTTGCTTATAGATATCGATATCAAGATGGAGGGTATAGTGCTACCTCTTTATTTACTATGCCTGCTTTTCAGCCTGGTGCTTTTAAGTTTGACTTATCAAGCTTTACTAATGCGGGAATGAAAAACCGTTACAATGGTGTTAATATACAATTTTCCACAGGATCTAAACGAGTAACTGAAATAGATTTACTATATAAAGAAAGCGGGTCGAATGTTATATATGTAATTGAAAGATTTAATAAAGCAGAAAAAGGTTGGGCAGATGAAAATCAAATAATTCAATTATTTCAGAACAGTAAAATTTATACTACATTAGGGTCAGATGAATTATTAAGACAATACGATAATGTTCCTCGATTCGCAAAAGCTCAAACCATTCAAGGTAATAGATTGGTTTACGGAAATTATATTGACGGTTATAATATTGTAAATCAAAACGATCAAAAAATACCTATCGTTTATACTACAGAAGCTAATCTTCAAGACGTTCAAGGAGTAGACTTGCCGGAGCCAGTTTCTTCTAATGGAATTGATTATCAAGTAGGTACTGGTGGTCCTGTGTCTGTGACTGATTCGCAAATAACTTTTGATTTAACAGGATTAGATATACCTATTAAAGTGGGAACTACTATAAGTTTTGATATAAATATGACATCTGCTCCTCCTGGATTAGTAAGTGGAGGTAGTAATCCTATAACTGATGGAGGGGCTTTATGTGATCCTTCCTTTCAACAAACCAGTCCTTTTAATATTTCGTGGACATTTATTGCTGGTGTTCAGTATGCCAGTATTTCTGATATGGTTTCATCTCCAGAGTTCGAGGCTCGGATAGGAACAACTTATCCTCCAGCTCAACCCTTACTTCCAACTAATCAATCAGCCAGTGGAGGAACGGTAACAGATAAGTTTAATGCATATATGGTAGATCCAATACCAGGAAGTACTTTAGATATAATAAACAGCTCTATTACTTCAGGTTGTGCTACAGCGGGACCTCCAGCTTCAGCCGTGTGTACCCCCCAAGGATTTAGATATACTCCAACAGCAAATGGTTTTACTTTACAAGCCCCAGCTATTAGATATTATGCTGAGACATCTCCAGGGGTAGACGAATCTAATCAGTGGGAGTTCTTTAATTTTTTAGACTTTGGAAGTAGTGCTGGATTTCTTTTATCAGCAGACACTTTTAGTCTGCACAGCAATAGAGATTACGAAACAGGAATCGTATATATGGATGACTATGCTCGAGCTTCTACAGTTTTAGTTTCCAATGACAACACAGTTTTTATACCTCCCTACAACTCTATTACTAAAAATAATATAAAAGTTACTTTACAAAACTTACCTCCTTATTGGGCCACCAAATATAAATTTGTGGTAAAGCCAAGTGCTGGAGATTACTTTACAGTATACTCTGCTTTATATTTTGAAGATGCTAAAGACTCTTCTAAATTTTGGTTTTTATTAGAAGGAGATAATACTAATTTAGTAACTCAAGGGATGAATTTAGTAGTAAAAAAAGATACTTTAGGTCCTGTCCCAACTAATGTAGTATCAAAAGTATTACAGGTATTGCCTTTAAGTACTGATGATGATACTATTGCGGGAAGTGAAAATCCTCCGGGACTATATATGTGTATAAAACCTGATGGCTTTAATACTGACTTAGAAGATGATGCTATAATAGGTTATGGTAATAAAAGTAATTCTTCTAACTCTACAAGTTGTAGTCTTTCTAATAGTTATAGTTTAGATTTTCCTTCAGCATCTGTAAATACAGGTCCTTATGATTTGCCTGCAGGATCAAGTATTAGAATTAAAATTGATAACTGGAGAGGAAGTAAAGGAAATAATTGTAAAAGTAAACATTATAGATTTGACGAAACATTTGTTGCAAGCCAAGATTACCCTAACTTTTTAGCATGGTGGTATGGAGATGGAGCAGATTTAACTACAGGTAGTAGTAACGGAGTGGGGTGTCAACAATTTCTAAACAGTGGTGTTCCTTACGCTACAAGTAGTGGTGTTTCTTCAGATTGTTTTACTACAAGGCTTTTTGTTTTTGGAAATGACACTCCTGTAACTGGAAGTTTAAGTTTTAGAAATAGATGTGGTATTCCAAGATGTGGACCTATTTGGGATAAAAGACCTGGGCACGTAGGAACTTTAATTGAAGTGATAAGGGGAGGAAAATTAATTGTTTTTGAAACAGAACCTCAAGAAGCAGATCCTAATTTATTTTATGATGCATCAGAAGCTTTAGATATTTATACTGATGTAGATGGTATTAGATACCATAAATCTGCAGAAAGAACTGGCGATGTAAATCAAACTGCCGCTACCGATTTAGTAGCTAATTTACTTTTTGCTAATTGCTATACTTTTGGTAATGGGGTAGAAAGTTTTAGAATAGATGATTCTCCAGGGACTAAATTTTTTGCTTTAGGTCAAAGAACTTTAGCTGTTTCTAATCAAGACTTTAAAGAAGCTGATAGATTTGCTGGAATGACTTATAGTGGTGTATTTAGTGGGGCTGCTAATTCCAATAATCTTAATGAGTTTAATTTAGGATTATTGAATTTTAAAGATTGCGAACCTTCTTTCGGTCCTATTCAAATATTATATTCTCGAGAAACAGACATCTTATGCTTACAAGAAGATAGAATATCTTATGTATTGTCAGGAAAAAATGTTGTAACCGATTCTACTGGTGGTGGTGCTATCGCATCTGTTCCTGAAGTTTTAGGTACTCAGATAGCCAG